GTGATCGTCAGAAAGAACTTGAGAAGCAGGTATCGCCTAATCGTTCTGCTAGTACCGCAAGTACGAAGAGCGCTGGTCAAAGTGACAAGATTTATTCCGCTGCGAGTTCGGAAAAAGCTTGGACTAAGATTAGAGCTTTGAATACTAAAGGTAGTTACGATGAAGCGGCAAAACTTGAAGCTGAGCTAACCGTTGCATATATGGAAGGTCGAGTTAGATAACTTAATCTAAAAATGTAAGCAGCCTTAGCCAACAATGTTTTATTATTATAACTTTTAAGGAGTAACAAAATGGCTGCTATTTTCCCCGTAGTTGGTTCTGGTGCATTTGACACCACACCCTCGTATTCAGGTAGCTTTATACCACAATTGTGGTCTAACAAACTGAATGCAAAATTTTATCTAAACACAATGATGACTGAAATTGCCAATACCGATTGGGAAGGCGAAATCAAAAATCAAGGTGATTCAATACGTATCCGTACTGCACCGTCAATCGTTATCGATGACTATGCTGGAGCGGGCACAACTCTAACAACTAGAGTGCCTACGCCTATCTTCCAAGATATGCAAATCAATAAAGGTAAATACTTTAGTGTTCAAATAAACGACGTATTAGCCCATCAAGCTGATATGGACTTAATGAACATGTTTACTGACGATGCTGCGAAGCAACTGAAGATTGCGATTGAAAATGAAGCTTTCTTTAACTGGTTCGTAACTGAAGGTGCTGTTGCAGCGAACAAAGGTGCTGCTGCTGGTGCGATCTCTGGATCATACGCGCTAGGTACTGATGTCGCTCCACTTAACGACGCTACTGCTGGAATGGTTTTAAAAACTATTCTTAACATGTCAGCTGCGTTAGATGAGCAAAACGTTCCTGAAGAAGGTCGTTGGTTGATTATATCTCCAGTAGAGCGTCAAGCTTTAATGGAAAGCAGCATGGCGCAAGCTTACTTTACTGGTGATGCATCAAGTATCGTTCGTACTGGTAAGATTGGTATGATAGACCGTTTCACGGTTTATGTATCTAACTTGCTACCTAAAGGTACTACTGCTAAAGCAACAGTTGCAGGTTTAGCTGCAGTTGCTACTGGTGCAACTCTTACTAACGCTAAGCCGCGTCGTATGATGGTCGCTGGTACTAAGCACTCTTGTGCATTTGCTTCGCAAATTGCTAAGACAGAGCCTCTACGTAACCAAACAGACTTCGGCGATATCGTTCGTGGTCTAGCTGTTTACGGTCGTAAAGTTGTTAAAAACGATGCTCTAGTAACTGCTCTAATCGGTACTCCATAATCGGATAACTGATTACTTAGGGAGGGGGGAAACCCTCTCCTTCTTTTACAACACGCATGGAGTAGACCTTGGCAACAATTAAAGTTAGAGAAGTTATAAAACGCGTCGAAGATGTTCTCCAAGATTCGAATGTCAGATGGCCGCGTATAGAATTACAGAACTGGCTTAATGAGTCGTACCTGCAGATTGTGCAATTGCGCCCTGACTCTAACGCCAAGACCGGTACCTTTACTTGTGTAGCCGGAACTAGGCAATCTATAACTACTGGGTTCTCCAGTGCTTTGCGAATAATAGATATAGTACGAAACCTTGCAGCTACTTCTGATAAGAAAGTAGTTCGCCTTATTAATAGGAGTGTCTTAGACGATCAACGTCCAGCTTGGCATACCGATACCGCTACGGTAAATATCCAAAACTACACGTTCGATGTCAGACAACCTAAATCATTTTTTGTTTACCCTCCAGCTACTACTGCCGCTCAACTTGAAGTAGTGTACGCTGACTTACCTACGTCACATGCATTATCAGCTTCTAACTTAGATCCAGCAAGTAGTAGTACTGATGTTATACTTATAGACGATACTTATGTAAGTGCTATTCTAGATTGGATACTTTATAGAGCGTTTTCTAAAGACGCTGAGTTCGCAGCAAACGCTGCTAGAGCCGGCGCTCATTACCAAACTTTTATGTCTAGCATAGGTACTAAAACGCAGAGCGACGTTGCATCTGCACCTACGGAGACAGTGTAAATGGCTACTACTATTTGGACAAGTTTTTACCCTTACGTGCAACCTTATTTACCTGGCTGCCCTGAAATTGTTATTGAATCGCATTTACAAGAAACTGCTGCTGATTTTTGCGCCGATAGTGAGATATGGAGATACACTATTGACTCTGATTTTACTAGTGCTAATACTGCTGAATACGAAATCGATGTTCCTACGGGAAGCCTTTTAGAAAACGTATTGTATCTAAACGTAGAAGGACACCCTATAACACATGTGTCAGAAAGACATTTTAATGCACCTATAAACGCAGATGGTACTGCTATTAAAGGAACTCCTACAGCTTTCTCTTTTGTTGACGATGCTAGTATTCGGTTTTATCCAACTCCAGATGCTAAGCTTACTTTCAATGGCGTAGTAGTACTTAAACCAAAATTATCCGCTACGGGAGTAGAGGCTTTTATTTTTGACGCGCACAGTCGTGCTATTGCATCAGGTACAATTGCTAAACTTGCAGAAATTCCAGGAAAGGAATGGAGTAACCCAGATTTAGCAATGCAACACCGAGTAATGTATGAACGCTGCATTAATAAAGCTAAAGGACGAGATACAAGGAGAGTTAATCTTCGTGTATCTTCAATAGGCTTTGCCGATTAGGAGGACAAATGGCTCAAACTTTTAAATATGTTCAAGGTGATACAGGCCCACAGCTTAAATTAACCTTGACCGATGAAGACACAGGCACCGCTACAGATTTAACAGGAGCTACTGTAAAATTGCACTTTAAAGCTGCTGGGGCAACTACTGTTCTATACAGTAAGACTTTATTTGTTAACCAGGGTCAGGGTCAACCTGCACTAGGCATTGCGCTTGTTAACTGGGCAACTGGAGAGTTAGACTACGCCGCAGGAACTTACCACGGGGAGATTGAGATAACTAAGGCTTCCGGACAAATTGAAACAATATACGATATTATAAAATTTAAGATTAGGGAAGATTTCGCATGAAGTTAGCATCAGTCGTAGCCGTCGCCGCGATTGAAGCCGCTGCTAAGCAGTTAGGAATTAATGTTACCGCTAAGCAACTACCTATTTTAATAGCTATTCAAGTAGGACATTTCCTTACTGAGATCGATATTGAAGGAAGTGTATACGTTAAAGATGGTGTAGGTGCTGTAGACGGAGCTCTACTTCACTTCTTTAAGACACTTACTGAGAACCCTGTTTTAGCTGATAACGCAGTTATGGCTTTTCACAAAGTACTAGCTGAAAATCCTTCAGTTTCAGACACACAAGTATTTGATTTTTATAAGAATTTAGCAGATGCAGCAACTGCTACAGATACTCATTTTTCTGCTGTAGGCAAGACCCTAACAGAAAATCCTAACGCTACCGACGCCCACACTTACGCATTTATTAAGTCCCTTGCGCACGCATCAGCTGTTACTGATTCAAATTTTGTAGCTTTTAGCAAAGCGCTTATTGAAGCCCCTTCTTTAACAGATACAGATATTATAACTTTCTTTAAAAACTCTCAGAACGCAGTTGCTTTTGTAGACACTGTACGCCGAGATTTTCCTAAGTTCCTAACTGATACTGTAACTGTTACAGACGATTTAGACGCAGCAGCATCCATTCTTGATGACCAAGAGATGCAGTTTGTTAAAAATTTAGCTTCAAACATAGCTACTGCCACTGACGCCTTCGAGCGGGTAGTTGCATTTACTAGGAGTTTTAGTGAGTCCCCGGCTATAACAGATGATGAGTCGTGGATCTTAAGTAAACCTGTATCGGAGAATCCAACATTTAGTGATACTAATTACGTTAATTTTGGTAAACTACTATCGGAGCAACCTAATTTTACGGACGTCGCTGCGTTAAGTGTAACGCTAAGTCCTTTTACTGAAGCACCAGGTGTTACAGATTCAGCTGATATAGTGCCGAATAAAGTATTTTTAGAAGCGCCCTCGTTCACCGACGCGGGGTCGTTACGGAGTCAAGGTTATTGCGACTTCACCTTTTTTGCGGAAGATTTTGTCGGAGCTTCCAGAAATTTTTAATAGGAGTTAATTATGTTCAATGAAACCTTGAAGCTCTCCGGGCAACTAGCTATCGTTCTTAAAGATAAAGACGGTAACGTGAAAGAGGAGCGCACAGAGAAAAACCTTGTAGTGACTACAGGACTAAACTATATTGCATCTAGAATGAAAGATGCTACAGCGACAGCAATGACGCATATGGCTTTAGGTTCAGGTACTACAAATGCTTTAGCCGCACAGACTGATCTTATTACCTTACTAGGGTCTAGAGAAGCTTTAGATTCTACGACGGTAACTGCTAACGCTGTTGCTTATGTTTCTAGTTTTGAAGCTGGAGATGCTACTGGAGCGGTAACTGAAGCTGGTATTTTTAACGCTGCAACAAGTGGTACCATGTTATGTCGTGTTAAGTTTGATGTTGTTAATAAAGCAGCAGACGATACTATGACTGTAACTTGGACAATTACGTTAGCAGCTTCTTAATAACGGATGGGTGTAATTTATGTCTACGATAGTAAATCGAGCTACTAAAGGGTCACCTCTTACTAATACTGAGGTGGATTCGAACTTCTCTAACTTAAACACAGATAAGTCGGAGAAGTCGAACAATCTCAGTGATCTTTCTAACGTTGCTACGGCAAGAACTAACTTAGGGGTTTCTAGTACTGCTGCTGCGTTAGACGAAGCAATCGCTATGTCAATTGCGCTGGGCTAGGAGAATAATATATGGCAAATACATTTAAACTAAAAACAAAAGCCGGGATAGACGCTTCGCTAGTAACGATATATACAGTTCCAGCTAACACAACAACCGTAATAATCGGGCTTACTATATCTAATATAAAAGGATCGTCGGTAACATCTGACGCACAGATAGTAACAGCGTCTTCTTCAGGAGAGAACGCAGATGACGTTTACTTGGTAAAAGACATCCCTTTACCAACAGGGTCTTCTATAGAAATTATGTCAGGAAATAAAATAGTCCTGGAAGCAGGAGATATAGTTAAGGTTAAAGGTTCTGTGACAGACGCAGTAGACGCCTTACTTAGTGTTATGGAAATAACCTAATGGCAAAGTCGCCCGCATGGACGAGAAAAGAAGGAAAAAATCCTAAAGGAGGATTAAATGCTAAAGGTAGAGCTAGTGCAAAAGCACA